CGGGAATTTTTCCCGCACTTTATATGATTATTGGTCGATCATTTAATTTCTAGACCCACTTCAATAGACTTATTATTCTTAAGCTTTATTTTCTGGCCTATCATACCGATTTATTATGATTCCTTCCAGAACATATCTATCGCTTATGACCCACATCATATCGTAAATTCGAATTTTATCTTGTATTGAACCGTGACAGATAACATCACGTTAATATGGTTACAACCCCCCCCTTTTATTTGTTAACCCCTCTACTATTTTGTAAATGAAGATCTTTTCAAGATCAGATACTTAATAGCTATATAAAAATATAAACAAAAAGAAAATAAATACAGTTGTGAACTTCTTATCGTTAGAAGTTCCTGTAGTAATATCGCCATTATATTAGCATTTGGCAAAGTTTGTCCTTTATGGACCATGGGAGATACTAAAGTCTCTTGGATTTTCATAACCAGCAAAATGAAATATTTCGTACATTGAGAATCAACGTACAGCGTGCTCATCCGTCCTCCGATGAAGCAAAAACCCCCCCCCCCAAAGAAATCATCATGGTCACAACTAAAAGATTAACGATTAAAAACCTTAACATTTCTCTAGAGTGCAAGCTTGGCGCTGCTCTAAACAAAACCAAAAAATATTTTTCAAGGAAAGTTGTTCCAACTCAATATATTATTGATTTTGAACAAGATGTTTATTTTTCAAATAAACCCAACGCAGTCACAGAAGCGGGATATTATTACTATTCCCTTCATGATGCCCTACAAGGTATTTGTGATTTAACCTATGAAGAACGAAAAGAAGTAGATTCCTTATGGGGAACCAAATTCCCAATGTGCCGCAACGGCATTGAAATCTATATGGATAGAAAAATCAAAAAACAATTGGGAGTTGAATATTCTTCGAATAACGCTGGTGATGGACCTCCATTACCACCTACCCGACAATTTGCTCATTTTGAGGTTCGACGACCTCTAGCAACATACCCTTCCCCTGGTTTAATCACGATTCATATTATGGAGTGCGCGGAAAAGATTTCCCACCAAATTTCATACAAAAATGACATCATGGTTTTCTACACAGGACCTGTGCATGAGATCTTATCATATCAACAATTTGTTGATACAACCAATAAGAAATTAATGGTTATGATTGATATCATGGAATACGGTAGAAAGAAGCAAAAAAGTGTTGAATCAGAAGCAATTGTTGCTACCCCCCCAAGGAAACAGCGGTATGGAGAATCAAGATTATTCAAATTTGGATATATCTTTATGATTTACTTCATTATGTGTCTCTTACATCATACTAATCGCAGTGTGACAACGCAACTTGGAGTTGCCTATTCTTCGAATAATGCCGGAGATGGACCCACTCTCTTTTCGCGTCCTATCTCAGACACAACAGCTGCTGCTTTGGATTTTGGTGAAATGTCATTTCTCCTCGCTATGGGACTCATCCGAGCCCGTGACAAGACCGATTATGCCATAGCTATTGCGAACTATGTGAAAATGCACGCGAAAGGTGCACTTATCACTGGTGATAATTTCTTATCACCTGATTGCTCCGAAGCTATTCTTATGAATAAAATGATGGACTATATGAGTCATTTATTTGAATCTGAACAAACAGAATTGCAATCTACCAATGTCTTTACTGACTTATTGGAGAAACTTGAAGATTTTGAAAATCTTAAAAATTCTGAATTGTTCAAACGATTTCACAAATTATTCATGTACATCATCTCATTCTCCTTATTTGGAGATAAGGATATGGCATACGACGATTTTGGATACACTGCTCTTGAAGTAGAAGCTATCAAACGAACACACAGTAGCAAATTAGGTTTTGCTCTGACATTGACAAAAACTGTTACATTCATTTGTTCCAAAGGATATCAAATCTACAAAGGAGAAGAATGTTCAATCTTTCATAGCGAAAAGCGCTATGCAGACTGGTATAACGAAGCAGAAAAACTGCAACGTATGGCCACTCAAGCTGATCACGATCCAAATTTCAAAGAATCAACATTCTTATCAGAACTCGATGATACCATTGAACGAGGAGATGCAATCCTCAAATATGGTCAATCAATGAACAAATATGAATATGATTCTGTTAGACGTTATTGCAACGCTCTAAAAATGGTTAAGTGTGAACACTTGACCCGCAAGCGAGCTAGATCAGATCGCGATTCACCCTTCGCCATTTTGATAAATGGTGAGACTGGTATTGGTAAAACCTACTTAAAGAATGTACTTCGTGTACAATATGCTTTAGTAAACGGTTTGAGTACCAGTTCGGATTATTGCTACACTCGCAATCCTGCAGCTGACTTCTGGGATGGATTTTCCAGTTGTCAGTGGGCACTTGTTATGGACGATATTGCATTCATGAATGTTAATATTGCCACTAACGGTGACCAATCCTGTATGGAATTCTTGCAAGTAATCAATCCAACACCTTTTTGTCCCAATCAAGCCAACCTCGCCGATAAGGGTATGACACCCCTGTTATGTGAGTTGGTCATTGGAACAACAAATTGCAAACACTTGAATGCTCATTTTTACTTTAATTGCCCCAGCGCTGTGCTGCGTCGATTTCCGTATATAATTACACCAAGTGTTCGCCCCGAATATCGCAAAGATGGTTGTCTTTCTCTAGACTATACCAAAGTGCCTCGAAATGAAAATGGAGAAATCCTAGGAACTTACGATGACTATTGGACATTTACTATCGAAAAGGTAATCCCTGTACCTATCAAAAATGGTACACGTCAATCTCTACCTAAATTAGAAATAATTAAAAAAGATATTGGCATGGATGAATTCATCGATTGGTACAACCAAGCCATTAAAGATCACAAAAAAGACACTGCGGTCATGAAAGAAGCTGGAGAAAGCCTCCAAAAGATCACGCTCTGTGATACTTGTTTGCGTCCAAAAGGATCATGTAAATGTCTCCAATCGATGGATGTATGTCAACGTATCGCTTTTCATTTTTTGAAATTCTGGTTTGATTTTGCCGTCGGATGGTTAACTGGTAGTTTCACCATCTATCTCATTTATTGGATCCTGGATTTTATGAATTATTGGCCCATCTTTCAGCATAACATGCGGTGTTACATAGGACGACGAGTCCTACCAAACATCCTACGTCGTGCTGGGAGACAAGCCTACGAATCATTTAATCCTCCCAAAATGTTGGCTTTGATTGCAGCAGGTGCTGTAGTTTCGTACAAATCGTGGCAATATTTCTCAATGTTCCAAAATTTGCAATCTCAAGATTCTTCTGAAGGTCGCAAACCAAAACCCGATGAAGGTGCAACCCTTACCAATCCATGGTACTCTGATGATTATCAAACATGTATTTTGGATTATGGTAGAAAAGTTGCCTCTTCTAAGGGTTTGGATCTTGGGAAAATGATTGAAATGCTATCAGGAAACTGTATTGCTATTGAAACTGAAATAGATGCCGCCACACATAGACCTACAAAAGGTTTTTGTATTGGTGGTCAAGTCTATATTGTCAATAGTCATGCTATTCCTAACAGTCCTCAATTGAAATTGAAAATATATCAGCAATCATCCAGAGATGGTGTTACAACCAATCTCGAGATTTTATTGTCAGAACGAGATATTTATCGTTTTCCTAACAAGGACTTGTGTGCCATTATCATTCGCAACTTACCTCCCAAGAAAGATTTGTCTGGATACTTTCCAACTCCAGAATTCCGTGCGAATGCGCATGGAACTGCCATAAGACGTGAAAGTGATGGTAGTATTGTCACATACAATGTGGATAATATTAAACTTGAACAAAATTGTCTTATTGGTGGATTGGAAACACCCACTGACCTTTGGACAGGTTATGTAGCTCAACCCTCGAAAAACGGGGATTGTGGTACACTTCTTTTGATGAGATCAGAAATCGGATACGTCCTACTTGGTTTCCACATGAGTGGAAAAGGTGATAAAGTCATGAATTTGGCAATAACCACTAAAGATATTGAAAAAATAAAGAATTTTGGTAATGATTATTTTGTTGATGCAATTGCTCCTATTTTACAATCAGGAGAAATTGAACACAAGTTAGTTTCATTACACCGTAAATCTGCTGTTCGATATATCAAAGTTGGTCATGCCCGAGTTTTTGGTTCATTCGCTGGACATCGTGCAAAGCACAAAACACGTGTTACTGAAACACTAATGGTTGAAAGTATGCTTATGAACGGCTACAAGATTAAATTCACTCAACCTGCTTTTGATTATCGTTGTTGGCGCAATGCTTTGTTGGATTCTTTGAATATACCAACAAATATTGATACGCAAATTCTCGATGATTGCACCGATAATATGATACAGGATGTTCTTGACTCATTGAGCTCAGAAGATCTTGACATGTTACACAAGTATGATGAATTTACAGCTGTCAATGGTGCTGCAGGAGTGCAGTATGTTGACAAGATTGTAACAAACACATCGTCTGGTTTTCCTTACAACAAATCTAAAAGATACTATCTCGAAAGTATACCTCCAGCACATGATTTAGATCATCCTGTGGAGATTACTAAAGAGATCCGTGATCTTATGGATGAAATGAATGAAAGATTAGCCAATAATCAACCTGCTGCACCTGTCTTCAGTGGTCATTTAAAAGATGAACCTGTGACTTATGCAAAGCGAGATATTGGTAAAACGCGTGTTTTCGCCGGAGCCAGTTTTCCCTGGCTTATCATTGCACGTATTCACTATCTCTCCTTCATTCGATTGATGCAATCAAATAAATTTACCTTCGAGGGAGCACCAGGCTTAATTGCTCAGTGCTCTTCTTGGGAACATTTATATGAATATTTGACGAAATTCGGAGATGATAGAATGGTAGCAGGTGATTTTGCGAAATTTGATAAGAAAATGTCAGCGGTATTTATACTGGCTGCATTTAAAATTATCATTTCCCTCTGTAAAAAGAGTGGAAATTTCACCGATAAAGATCTGCAAATCATGAAATGTTTGGCATATGATGTTGCTTTCTCGTATCAGAATTTTAACGGAGATTTGATCCAATTTTTTGGTTCAAATCCTTCCGGACATCCTTTAACAGTTATTATTAACTGTTTGGTAAATTCTTTATATATGAGATATGCATACACTTTGGCAAATCCAAAAAAGACATGTAAAACTTTCAAACAACATGTGAATCTGATGACTTATGGAGATGATAATATTATGGGAATATCGAAAGATGCACCATGGTTTAATCATACAAGTATCTCTGATTGCTTAGCAACAATTGGAGTTACATACACAATGGCCGATAAAACGGCCCAAAGTATTCCATATATCAATATTTCAGAAACATCATTCCTTAAACGAAAATTTGTTTTTGATCCAACTCTCAAACGAGTAGTTGCTCCCTTAGATGAAGAATCTATAGAGCGTTCACTCACAGTTTGGGTTAGATCCAAATCGATCACTGAAGAAGAACAAGCTTTGGCTGTTATCTCTAGTGCTATTCGAGAATACTTCTTTCATGGTAAAGAAATTTTCGAGCAAAAGAGATTAATGTTCATTCAGACAATTAAGGAATTAGATATTGAAAAATATGTCACGGATTCTACACTTCCTAGTTACTCTGAACTAGAAAGTGAATACCACAAACGTTCAGCCTTGGCTGATAGTTTGCGGGATTAAAGAACCCTTCGGATTTTCTACTACCCTTATAATTAGTAGGACGTGAGTGTGGGACACGTTATTCCCTTAGTATAGGACTTTAGGTGAAGTTCTCAACCATAATCACCTCTGTAGTGTTAGTTACTAATGTTGTTTAAATTTCTCTCTGTGAAAACAACATTGAGGAACATTGTAGTGTATCTGTCCTGGCGATCCCAAAAATCTCTATTCAGAGAAGGTTTGACTGATAACCAATGAGGGAAAAGACTAGATGTAGATTGAGTTTGCTTATTCATAGTCTATAAACAAAATGACTCGCTGGAAATAACTGTTTACGTGGCAACTCCGTCAGAGTTGTACTGAGTCCGTCAGTTACGGACGCCGTGTCACGGGGGTTTACCCGTGCGCTTCAGACTGATGAAGTCCAGAATCTGAAGATATCGAAACCGACTTTACGCCGTATAGTCAGTGATTTACAATCATCGGATGTGGCAACTGCTAGTGAACGCTTGGATTTACCTCCAGGTGATTCTATAGTGGGAACTACAAAGTTTACGGATGCCGAAACAGGAGATGTTGAAGCATTTGAACCATCCACCGATTCTACTTACACTGAATCATACAAAGCAGATTCAGCACTTGC